GTTTCTATTACTTCTGGGTACCATTGTCCGTTTGTTACTTTATCCGCTAATGGAGCAATAGTCTCTGTTAATGCTGAAGCTATCGTTAGTGCATATACCTGTGTGTCTGTCGGTTCAGTCGAAGTTCCCCAAACGCCTTCGCTCCAAGCGCCAGCGCTCCAACCCGCAAGGGGTTCAATAATGGAGACGTTATATGTTGGCATTTAGCAAGAAGCTGTGTAAGTTACGTTTAAAGTATCGCCAGACAAAATAGAGCGATTGCCAGTACTAAAGTTACCTGCGGAATACAAAGTGCCAGTAGTGCCAGACTTAGTATTGTTGCTAACTAAAAAAGCACCAGCCACAGTAGCCGTAGCGTTAATGTTAAATGTAGCAGCTGCGGCAGCAATAGAGTTTGTAGCAGTTGCAGTAAAAGTAGCGGCAGGGCGAGTAGCATTACTATATGGAACAGTCTCAGACCAACCAGCATGGGAAGCCATTGTGTCAGCTACGCTATAAGTAGGAGCAGAAGCTCCGTCAACTAGACCCAAATACCAAGTTGTAATAGGCGTAGTGCCAGCAAACATAGCGTTTAACAAAAGGGCTTTACCTACCGTTACAACGGTATTATCAAATGTATCTACCCATTTAGTTTGACCGTCAGCGCCCATACAAGTGACTGTATAAACACCAGTAGCATTAGCAGATTCTTCAATCTTGTTGCCACATATTAAAGATGCGCCGGAATTATCGGCTGCGTTAATTTTTTCAGATTGCATAACTGCTCCTAGCTAAATCGAATAATGGCTGTTGTAGCACCAGCCGTTGGGAAAGTAATTGTAAAAGTACTTGTAGCTGTTTTATCGCTTCCAAAATCCAGTACCGCAACTGCCGCATTTGTAGTGCTATTATAAATCAAAGCTCCTCTAGCAGTAAAACTAGCCCCCGTCCAAGTCACGTTGTTAAAAGACACGTAGGCAGTCTGCCCTGAACTTGCTGGAACTATAGGAGTTAGCGTATTACCACCCGCCGTATACCCCGTACCACTGATTTCATTAGAAGTCGTATATGCAGTCGTTTCGTAAGATAAGTCCGCATTAGCCGTATATAAAGCAATTTTATAGACATAGGAAGTCCCAGAGGCAAAGTTTTCCAACCCGCTTAGGCAGTTCTGTTTAAAGATAGTGCATTGACCTTGCTGGATTGTCATGTAACAACGTTCCCTCTAAGGTTAGTATCAAGTTTAGTCTGCCCGTCACGGTAAGCATCACCACGCTCAAGACCGTCGCCCAGCCGTTTAAGAAGCCCCATTGCCTCATCGTATCTGCCTTTGTATACCGACATTATATCGGGGTCGGACTTCATAAATGTGCCGGCTTCTAGTAAAGAACCATATAAAAGTGCAGAATCAAAGTTATCGCCAAGCCAAGTTTGCCCTGTAGACACGGTAGTTATTGACTCTGGGTAATAGAAATAGTGTAGTTCTACGCTATAAGCAGCGTTAGGGGTTGGGCCAACAATAAAAGACAATTCAGTGGGAGCGGAGGTATCAGGTCCAAATAAAGCGTAATACTTAGGCAAACCAGTGTCAGCCGGGGTTGGGTAAGACTCACGTATAAAGTTAACGTCTTTGTTTAAAAGGTAGGTGTACTCTTCCGTGGCAGTGCCGTAGTTTTGAATTACCGCTATAGAATACGAAGCTAAAAAATCAATAGGGCAAGCCAAATACTTGTTGTTTACAGTTAGCGTCCCAATTACGTTCTTACGTAATGAAGGTAGCTGTACACTGTTATAAATGCGCTGTTCTGCGTTTTTTACAAAAACAGGTATATTGTCTACGAAGCCCCCAGTAGAGGTATCGTAGTTTTCAGCGTACGCCTCAATAGCCGCAACAAGTTCTGTATATGTCATATATAGGGTTTACCCTTAACACATTGGTCCACGGGACATTACGCCCTTAGTTGCTGCGCCTGTACCACGCATTTTAGTCCCAGTAGTCTTAACGCCATCACGAGCTGGGTCGCCCATGCTTACACGAGCAACATTCTGCCCGCCTGGGGTTGATTGTTTAGCCAACAAAGTGTTTGGGTCAGGAGGGCGGCTAACAGCCATCATAGCGTCTTTAGTATTCATCGTCTTACCTTTCATGGTATGCGGTTTGGCATAAACGTCGGCTGAACCAACTTCTTTGCCCATAACCTTTTGAGAGAACTTAGCCATTATCGACCCCTTTGATTAGCACAACGAGCTATATTACGGCCCATAGACTTCATGTTCTTGTTAAGATTGCTTTTGCTTCCCTTTGGGCCCTTGTCAATGACTTTTGGGCCGTCGTTAGGAAAAACTTTAGCGTCGGTTTTACCCTTGCTAACTACGCCATCTGCACCTTTTTTGTATCCCATTTTTTACTCCTAAGTTGTTGATACCGTTATTGTACCAATTTGTCCTATTGCTACCAAATAGTTTGGGGTTAGCGCTGTATCAAAACTACTCGCCCCGCCTACTGGGTACCACCCCCACTGAAACACCCTACTACCCCCCGAAATATTGCCTAATATATCTACTCCAGACGCTTGGTAACTTACATCAGGTCTTGGCTCCCGAACAGCTACTGGGTCATTAACTGGATATAAACCCAACGATAACTGCGGCTGGTCTGGATCCCAACATGTTGGGCATACTTTAATGTTATAAAGCTTGGTCTTAATTACCTCTTTCTTTAGCTCTTTAAGCTTATACCGTTGCCCACACCGATCACACTCGGCAATAGAAAATTTGCCAGATGCATACTTAGACGGCATTAGTAAAACAACTGACGGGGTACAAACCTATCAGCAGCCTTTTCTCTATCCTCTTGGGAAGCTAGCAACCATTGTTGTTCATAGTCGGCTTTAAGTCCCATAACCCTGTCTGGCATTACTTCTGGTTTTTTCATAGCTATGTAGTACGCTAACCCAGCAACCATACAAGGAACGAAACGGAATGGGATGTCCTCAATATTTACACCATTACCAGCATCTTGCATACGGCGCAAACGCCAATAAACAAACGTATAATCTCCACCAGCATTAGGGGTAGGCCAAATATTAATACACGGTAGGTTTTGTACTGTTACAGAAGCACCAGTAGCATGGGTGGCTGCGGTAGTTCCGTTTTGTCCTCTTACGCAATTTAATAGCTGATTAGCGGTTACGTTTGTATATCCAATAGTTTCTGAGTCAATTAAAACAAACCCAGTAGAAGGTAAGTTAGCTGTTGAGCCTACATAAATTGTGGTGTCTGTAATAGCTACGCTTGGTGTGTTGCCGCTTGCCGCTACGGTTGTAGATGCTACCGCATTTGTATTAGCAGTTTGTCGGTTTATCCAAACCTGAATTGGGCGTCCGTTTGTTAGCTTATTAGGTATGGTTGAATAGGTAGACTCAGAAATACGGGAAATATTAATGTCCGATTGTGTGCTAGCAGTGCCGTTGTTTTGACGAATAACGTGGTCTAGAAGGTCGATTGTATCTGCTGGTATTGGATATACTGCTTGCCCCGTAACCAATGGAATTACACCTTCTTCTATAGTCCATAAATTAATACCACGGTTTGCCCACTCAATAGTAAGCAAATTTAAAGACCGGCGTGCCGTACGAAAGTCATATCCAGAGCGCACCTGTAGCCCAGCACGCTCATATGCTTCCTCAATAAGATCATTAAGATCCAAATTAAAAGTTGAAAGGCCTGTCGTATTTGCCATATTTACTTAGCTTTAAGTGCTGCAATCTCTGCGTGTAGTTTTTCTATTAGTGCATCCCGTTCGTCTAACTTTTTCATAAGGCTTACGCTAGTTTCTGCCCACATCGACATGTCTTTAATTCGTTCTTTATGGTCATCTAGCATCATTTGATATAAACGCTCAGACGCTTCTACCTGCAATTGTATAAAGTCTTTTGTGTCAGACATTACTCACCTTTTGCAGTTTTTTTAGCTGCAACGGGTTTTTCAACTGCTGGCTCTTCTACCACTGGGGGCTCTGGGGGCACTATATTATCTACTTGAGTTTGCTCAATATACTGAACATTTAGCTCTTGAACAAAAGAAGCATTTGAATTGCCGGCATTAAGTACTGCCATCATTGCTTCTGCTGCCTTATCTTCTAATTTAAACGTAATCATTTTTACACCTTTCTATATGGTTTTACTTTTGCTTTTACTTTTTTTGGCTGTGGCACGAACTGCTGCCCCTGTGCTTTTCCTGCTCGTTTTGCTCGTGTTGTTGCTGCGTACTCCTGCGGGCTTAGGGCTTCGATTGCTTTTTTTGGCAGGTATCGCTCCCCCGTCTCGGACGACTTTTTCCCTGACTTGGTTGTCCATTTTTGGTCTCCCCAAGCCTTTAAAGAACGCTGAGATTTTGCTAATCCACTCATTTATAACCACCGCCAGCCGCCTTATATTTTTTTGCTACTAGTTGAGCCTTACGGGCCGACCACTGACCTGCGCCAGTACCATGTGTTGCAGCAGCTTTTACTTGAGAAACAATACGTTTACGCAAGCCGGGTTTAGTATAATTTCCAGCTGCATTAACCTTGCCACCTTCTTCATACATATCCGCCGCAGTTAAAGAACCAGGTTTTTGTAACAACTTCTTAGCTATAGCCGAACCGGCACCAGCTCTACCGCCTTTACCAACCTTACCGCCTTTAGCATACATCTCTACATCTTGCGGTTTGTCTTTTCGCTTGATGGTCTTTTTACCAGGCATCTTAGACGGATTAATATCTCCCATTCCACGAGAAGCCATCATACCATCCTACCTTTAGTTTTGCCCTTAACTGCGCAACCATCCGCACGGCTAGACGCCGAAGATACTTTCCCACCAGTTCTAAGATTATCGGGGGTATCGCTGCCCCTTTTGCTACCGCCTGTATGTTTATCAAGAATTGCTTGGAATCCTTGCGCAGGAGATTTTTTAGATGTTTTGTCTACGGGATTAGGATTCTGTTTAGCGGGTGTTGCTGGGATGGAAGGGGTAGGGTTAACTTTATTAAGTCCGCCTTTATTAAAGCCAGCTTGATTATAAGCCTCGCCCTCACGAGCGGCAGCAGGTACAGACTCCCGCATAGCTTTTCCAGCTTTGATCTGGTCCCGAGCGTCTTTTGCCATAGTCGGCATAAGCCTTGAAAACATATCCTTCTCGGCTTCGATGCCTTCAGAGGTTTTCTTGCGAGCGCCCTCAAGCTTTTTCGCTTCTTTTTCAGTAGGTTGTCTGTAG